TGCAACCTTGAGCATCTTAACAGAGTCTAGCAGTGCCTCACCGTCATCGGTAACAAGCTCTATAAACTTGCCTTGCTCACGTAATACGCCTTGTAGCTTATTAGCAAAGACCCCATCTGTTGACATCATTTTTTTACGTGCTGCAGCATCAATAAGCTCCGCACCTAATCCAATCATTCTAAGTCCATCATATCCGTCATAACGACCAATATTATATGTTCTTGATTCTTTCTCTCCATTAACCTTGCTGGTCAATGTTATTTGCTTTTGTTTATTTAACGCCATTAGATTCTCACCTTAATCTATCACCGTGGTAAACACTAGCAGGGGTGGTGCGCCCTTTTCAGCCCTAGTAGCCTAGCTAGTATTATTAAACTTATTAGAAGACGGTATTGATGCCTATCGCAGGAGTTCGGAAAACTTTAGACCACTTAAAAGAATAAGTTGGCGTAGCAATCTTACCAGAAGAAGACAAAGAAGTCGTTGCAGGTCCGTTAGTCATTCGGCCTTTGAACGTGGTTGTCTCACCGTTAGGCAATACACGGACAACTGTGATCTTATCCTTTGCAGATATCTTGCCTTTTTCTGCCCGGTTAGCATCGCAAATACGCTGCATAATTTCATGGTCATCCGTTGCAGGAATAAGCGCGCAAGTTGACTCTACAACGTTTTGTACGCCCCATGTGATCTCATCTCCGTTTGTACCAATTTCCATATCTGCAATATCAGAGTTAGGAACAGCAAACGGATCCGTATCTTTTGGGAATGCTGTCATAGGGATTGGAACCCCTGCCGTTGTCTTAGACGCTGCGATTGTGTAGACAGCTCCGTTGTGTGAAGTATCAGCCATTGTTTACCCCTTAGTTTAAGCTGTGGCGACCAACGACTTTATCTACGCCATCACGTTTCGCGTAAACAAGAAGATAGGTCATTTCGTTGGTAGTAGCATTGGTATCTAACGTGTACCAGTAACCACGGCTTTGCACATCAAGGTAAGCTTTATCATTGCCGGTCAATTGGGTGATATAGTTAATTTGAGTTTTTGTTAGCGCTTTGCCTACTGAGATTGCACCGTTAGATGATGCCTGTGCAACACCTGCATCTAAATAACTAAGCCCTGTAGCCTTGCCAGTTTCATCAGCAGAAACTTGCTGCAGCGCTAAAAACATATTTAAGAATTGTGATTTGACAAATGCTTTAAACCATTGTTCATTGGCATGTACACCCATTGCTTTAGGTGCTGTTGCTCCTCCAGTTAATCGGCCTTTTTGGAAGAAAGAGAAGTTAACGCCAGCTTCTTGAGTTTGGCCCATGTAGTTAACTTCAATAGCATCGTTAATATCAGCCTGACCGTCATCTAATACGGATGGAGTTAATCGATCATCTGGGTAAAACGAGAACTGAGCACTTGCTGCCGGTTTAGCGTAATCAAGTGATCCAAGTAAAGAACCAGGCATCATTTCAGGATATTCAGCAGGGATAGGCGATAACACCATCCCGCACGAAGCATAACCAGAAATTAAATCTTTAATAGTTGCGCGGTTAGTTGATAGTACTCGAAGCAAATACATGAACTCAACATTTCGTCCGTTGGCGAAAATAGCGGATTCAACAATCTGGTCATTCGTCAACTCTGAATTGAACAAGTATGAGCCGTAGTTGTTGTTAAGCGTAGTTGATGAGCCCAATACATCGGTCACAGTTTGCGCGGTGATGCCGTTGCTTAATGTTGCGTTTTCGCCCCAGCCTAAATCATCAAGAAATCCCGCGACAGTTGATGATAATTCTATTTCCCCATCAGCAGTGCCGTTGGTATCAAATTCAAATGCTGTACGAGTAGCGTCATAACCCACTGTAACAGAAGATAACCCACCGCCAGAAGACTGCATTGAAGACTGTAGAATTGTAGCAACATCAGCGTAAGAAGTAGCGGCTGACAAATCACCTACAGGAACATTTGCGGAAACTCCGCCTAATAAAACGTCAATGGCACCTGTCGCAGCGTAACCTTTTAAATCATCCAGCGTGGCAACTTTAGATCCAAGCACTTGCGCGCTTGTATCAACTTCCGCCCATCGTGCAAACTGTATATTTTTAGGTGATGTTACAACTTTAGAAATAAATCCAAAGTAATATGCGGCGCGCTTGTACTCGTCACTTTCTGAACCGAAGTTATCGCGTAGTGATGACTCTAGCGTGTCAGTTGAGTATTGAATCACTGCACCAGTTGGCACGCGCTTGTTTTTTGTGAATATACGACACAGTAGCTCACGTGTCGGTACAACTTGCCCTCCACCTACTGCGCTCGTGATGCTCACGTATCTATTGCTGGATATTGGCATTCTCTTTCCTTTTTTTATACATGTAATAATAATCAAATTATATAGGTGGTTAGCGTTTAATGCAAAAGAGCTATTGAATCTTGATTGTTGATAGGTATTTGTGATTGTCGTTTTTGAGTGGTTTGTGTACATCGGAAAACCTAAGTCACAAATAATGAAAACTTGTGGCACATGTGTCGATCACGTTTTACGAACTAAGTTGACACAATTCGCACTGTGCTCAAAGCAGGCTTATGATGAGTTAATTAATAAATACGGAATCAATGACATGAAGGGTTTTACACTGTTTGATGAACTTGTGGAGATCAATAGTGCGCTTAATAGAGTGTTTAATTTGTGGGAGGGTAACAAGTTTAAGTCGAATATCCTCAAATATAAGAAAGATTACCAAGGGTTACACCCTACACAAAAACCTGTTCTATTGCTTGAGGATTTAATCAAAACATACAGTAATAAAGGTGACACCGTTTTGGATTTTGCAATGGGTAGCGGTTCAACTGGCGTTGCATGTTTGAACACTGGACGTAATCTTATAGGTATTGAAATGGACGAAAACTATTTTAATATTGCAAAAGCGAGATTAGAGCAAGCCTAAGCGCTCTCTAAATCACCCTCAGCAATATCTACATAACCACTAGCTTTAGTAATTGAGCTTTGGTAATTGACCACGATATCGAAATTGGGCAAGCTTTCAGTGTTATCTTTATCGTTCAGCATAAACACTGGGCGAACACCACCTGCGCTTTCAAGGTAAACGCCATCTTCACGCAATGACTTTATTGAGTCAATGCTGTCAATTAAATCATGCACAAGGTTAGCCATATCTTCGGGCGTTAATGCATTTATATCTTCATAGTCAAAGTAATGAACTACGCTGATTTGAATTGATTTGGATTTGTGCTGTGTATCTTCCCTCTCGAAGTTTGATATATCACCCTTGTAGGCCCACGACTTACCAATGCTAGGATTGGTGATTGAATACAGAAACACGCGAGTTTTTATGTAATCGTCTTTATCTGCGCCAACATGCTGAGTAGTAGGCTGCTGACTTCTGCACACTTCAAAATTAGTTATTCCGTAATCGGTTAATTGCTTGTTTAATTCAGCAATTAAAGCAATCATCATTTGATTATCAGTCATGGCAAATGCTTCTCTAATCTAACGCATAGAACATAAGTCCAGCCACCTGATAAAAACCATGGTGTATCCTCTGCAACTTCAAATAAAAACCCATCGTAAATAATACGGTCAGCATTTTTATCGCGGCTTAGTGATTCAATTAATCCAGCGTCATATATGCGAATGTAAGACTTTTTAAAGTCTAGGCCCATATCTTTATATTGTCTCTGGTTAACGGGCTGAACGCTTCCCATCATGTCGATAGGAGCATCAAAGCTAGATACTTGAAAACCTGCAACGTTATTTGTTCTGCCTAGATATTTTTGCAGTTGGTATGCTTGTTTTCCTATTGCGGTTTGCACTGTACTTAGTATGTTAAATGGGAAGTTATTCATGATGTCACCTCATAAGTTAAAGTAGCTAGCATTATGCCAGTGTCGCGCAATGGGTCGGTGTTGGTATTGCCTTTAGCTCTACGCGCTTTTATTGTCGAATCAGATAAGGTAGCGTGGTCGCCATCGATAATAGCTTGCTTTACATCGCCTTGAACAGCCAGCCCTAGCCCATCAAGTACGTCATTCATTGTGACGTCACCCGCTAGCATTGCAGTAGCTCCCTCTCCTACCAAGCTAACCCAATCCTGTTTATTATCTTCAATAGCAGGCCTGAAAAATGGGCGAGGTGGTATTTTATCATTGCCGAACTCTTGAAGTGCAGCAACACCAGCAACAGGCACGCCATCATCATAGTTAGCAGATGAAAACCAACCCACTTGCAACCCTTCACTATTGGCATTTTTAAGAGCGGTCAATACGTCTTTTATTGCTGAGAAGTCACCAGTAACAGAGGCCATTATTTACCCTGCAACAGCAACGAAAATAGCAATTACCACGCATACAATTATTATTTCCATTAGAATCCGCCGCCTATTTTTCTAAAGCCTTTTCGCTCAGGCATACCGCCAACATAAAAACCGCCTACAGACTGCGCCCCAAGTAGGGCTAGTAATTCTTTCCCGTATGGTGACGAACTGAACCAGTAAGTCCAACTATCATCAACATTAGGCTGCGCGAGGGAAACTGAAACATCACCCTCACTAGCGGAAGTGATAACGCCAACCGTACCTCCTCCAGTGGTTAAATCCCGAACGTATAACAAGTGGGCAAGCATTAGCTGTAACGCATACTCACGGCAGCTTTCTGCCATTGTGCAATCGTTATCAGCTACGTAGCACTTGCCAATTTCATACTGAGCATTGAGTAACATATCAGGGTACGCGGTTTCGTCAGCATACTGTAAAAAGTTAACTCTGAATGATGCTGTGCCTAGCGGGATTGTTGCCATTTTTAACCCTTAACTGGCGCGCCAGTTTTAACAGTAACACCAGGAGTTTTTTCTTTAGCTTGCTTTTCTGTTAACTGTGCAGACTTATCAGCTTTTAGTTTGCTTGGAGATTCAAACGTAATAAAGCCATTAGCAGCACGACGGATAAACTGAGGGTTAACTTTGATCAATTCGAACTCTTCAATAGTTAAGTTGCTAGTTCCAAATTTAATATTTCTCTGTAAGCTACCCCCACCAAATGCAACATTAGCGCCGCCGTTAATGATAACCGCTTTTTCAATAGAGCGCGCTTCTGCTTGTGTGCCTTTGCGCATTTCTGCGTAGCGAGGGATAACAAGGCTGTTTGAGGCTTGGTAGAAAATAGAAACTTTACCTTCGCTATTTAATTTGATTTCTGTTTCGTTGAATGTAATTTTTGTAGTTCTTGTTTTCGTTTCGCTATTAGTCATGACATGCACCATTACTTAATTTTAAAAAAGAGGGGCAGAAGCCCCTCACTAGGATGTTTTAAATGCCTGAGTAACGAACAAT